GGATATAAGTTCCTCCAGCATATGTTGATTTTATACCAGTAGCACCAGTTAGTGGATTGTAGATTAAATCTGACCATTGACGTAGTGTTTTGAAAACATAGTTGCTGTTATTGTCATCTAAGTTAGTCTCGAAATCAATTCTAACTTTTACTCCAGTGTCATCAACCGCTGCTGCTGCATATCTTCTTCTGGAGAATTTGTATCTTTGTTCTGCTAATCCTGGGTTTTTATCAACTGCAAGACCTGCTACTGATAGAACGTTTTCTACTAATAGTGTTCTTCCCCCGTTTCCCTGAGGGTTTCCTACACCAACTGGGGGTTGAATAATAACCTCGAACTGGTTAAGATAAACTGGTTCGTATAATTGAACCGCTGCCTTTGAGGAGCTAAAATGTGGTAATCCTGCCATTTCTTTTTAATTATATAAATACGTCGTCAAAGTAATCAACTGCCCAAGTAACATTTAGTTTGTAAATAGACGTTTGAGTGTAATTTAAAGCCATCTCAGTAATAGGTGTACTAGGAAAGCAATCTCTAAGGTTAATTTTTCTATAAACATCTCCTTGTTTATTGAAGACATTTATTAAAATGTTACCGGTATAGTCTGCTTTTAATCCCATTGCACCTGTTAGAGGATTGTAAATTAAATCTGACCACTGGCGAAGTACTTTAAAAACATACATTGAATTGTCATCATTTAAGTTGACTTCAAACTCTATATCACAATCTAAACCAGTTCTTTGAGGAGCTGCTCCTGCGTAATATCTTTTAGCAAATTTATATTGCTGTGTGATCTCCCCTGGGTTTTGATCTACCTGTAATCCAGAAACTCTAGTTACTTGTTCCAGAAGTATATTATTACTTCCAGGATTTCCTTGCGGAATAGCCACACCAGTAGGTGGACTTATAGTAACCTCAAACTGGTTGAGGAAAACTGGTTCGAACTTGTTAACGGAAGCCTTCGAACTTGAATAATGTGGTAATCCTGCCATGTTTTTATTTTATATATTTAACATTCTTTTTGATCATCAAATTTATTAGCTAAATTGGATAAATCCTCCAGAAGCAATACCACCTGTTCTAGTAACGGTCATTCTATTAATAAACTTATGAATTCCTCTTGCAGGTTCGATAATAACGTCGATGATACCTAGGTTTTGATCGATGATTGCAGGAGTATTGTTAGAAGAGTCCATAATAGTTAAGTAGTTATAAATACCTCCTACTGATCTTACTCCAGTTAAGTAGTTATCTACTAAAGTTTTAATCTCAAGTCTTACTGAATCTTCGTTGAAATCAAAAACGTAGTTTCCTAAGATTTCTTCAATTGCAGATTCTACTGTGATTAATAGATCTCTAACATGTAAGTTATTAAATGCTGAGTTAGTTCTTTGGTAGCTTGTTTGATTACCGAAGATAACTACACCAACTCCTCTTTTACGAATGATTGGGTTGATACCGAAAGGCTCTAGATATTCTCTATCTTGAAGATCAAAGTCATATTCTAGACCAACTAAGTTACCAGCTGAAATAATACCTCTTTTAACACCTGCTACGATTGAATAAGGTTCACCTGTGATAAACTTACGGATGAAGTTATTAGATACGTATGGTGCTGGTGGAACGTTTAAGTTCTTACCATTATCTCTAATCGTTAGGAATGGAGCAAAGAATCCAGAGAATTTAGCTCCTTGATCCTCATCAGGAAGAGAGAATGTAAATGATGGGTTTAAACTTAAATTACCTCCGTCTGCAATATATCTAGCTTGTAAAATTGGTGCTGGATCTGTAGCAGTAGGTGCAGAAGTAAATCTAGGATCGATTGATTCAGAGAATTTCTGCATTGAAGGTACGTTACAAATTGCCATACATTTCTGTCTGTTCTTAGCAAGTCTTGTAAGTTGATATTTACAATTTGCTTGAATACCTCCATCAAATGTATCTACTACATATCTGAATGTAATAACGTCAGTGTCTGCAAGAGTTCTAGCTAAGTTAGTATTGTAAAGTACATCTAAAATAGCATTCATTCTTGTATCTGTTCCGTTTGGAACCGAAGCTGCTTTAATAGCTGCTCCTGGTAGATACGTAAAGTTAAACGATGTAACAAATTCTTGAACAGATTTAAACTTCCATACTCTTGTTGTTGTACCAGGGTAAAGTTGAATAGGTCTTTCTGTTTTAACTTGAATTGTATAAACTCCAGGAGAAGAAGCAGAAGCTACTGTTTTAACTTCGATTACTCTTGTTAATCTTGACTGTAAATTTTCAGTTAAAGGATTATCATAAGTTTGAGTATCTGTAGAAACTAATAGATCTCCCACTTTAATACCGGATGAATTAGCCTCCGCAACTGTCATTTCAATAATGTTAGGTGCTAACTGAGTAATAATATCAACATAATCGCTAAGGTTACCGTTAGTTGAAACGATATTAAAGCTTTCTCCAGTTGTTAAGTTTGTACCTATAGGAAGTGAGCTAATGAAAGTTGTGTCCCAAGTTGCAATAACTTCTGGTGTTGTAAATGTATCATCAGCATAAGCTCTACATACTAAGATATTAAATCCGTCTCTATCGACATTATTTTCAAATTTAAGATATTGAAGTAATGATCCTGTATTGTCTTTCCAGTCAATATCTCCGTCGCTAATATTACCTTTAGTCCAATCTCTATACATTAAAGAATTTTCGTAAGCTAAGTAGCTATCAGTTCCTACTGGAATATCTGGTGAGAAGAAAACGTCATCATTATCGAAGTAATCTGGATTACCAATTTGGTAAGCATCAACAGTACTCTTATTTGTTTCGTACCAAGGCTCAACGTATGTTGTAGATGCCGCAGAACCAACAAGTGGGTGTGATAATCTTAATCTTATCTGTGTTCTTTCACCTACAGGTAATGTTGAATTAGTTATATTTTTAGCTTCTACTATTTTTAATTTAACAAGATCTCCAGCATAGAATCCTAAATATCCTGGAGTTGGTAGGTTAGTTTTAACTTTACCAAGTACCCATCTAGCTGCAGGTGCATCATTATCGGTAGTAACAAATGTGTCTAATGTTGTAATTTGATCGTCGTGATCTACCGAACTAGTAAATAAGGTATCTATGTAGATCAATCCACCATCTCTGTTAGCAGCATTGAAAGCACTCCATAGAGTTGTAGGTATACCAGCGTCTCCTGTTGCATTAAATAGTGTGTCTTCTACTAAAGTACCTGTTTCTGGTAATAAATCAAATCCCGTAGAAGGAGAAATACCAGTATCTGTAATTTCCGTACCTCCAGTAGATCCTGCAACGTTTTTATAATAAGTGAAATCTGCAAATAGATTTTGGCTGTATGATAAGAAGTTAAGATTCTTAGGTGTTGATGTAATATCTGAATCTACACTAAGTTCGTCAACTAAGTGGTGACCAACCAAGTCAATTACTGAGGAGTTGTTTTCTAAATCATCTAAAGCTTCTTCGTTAACTGCACAGAAGATACCAGTTGTTTGAGCTTGATTATTAATTAAAGTCTGAATGTATCTAAGTGTACCGTTTTGATCTACAAAGTTAGGAATAAGTGTACCAGTTACAGTAGTAACGATATTAATACCATCTTGAGCTAAGAAATTGTCAATTTGTGCCTTGATAAATCCTTTAGATGTAAAATACGCACTGTAAACCGGGTCATTTGCTAAAGCTTGATAATCGGTCCAGTTACCGCTAATTGCAATTACATCTATAAACCAATCTGAAAGATAATCGTATTGATTCACGAATGAAGGAACGTTATCAGCTCCAAAATATTCTCTAGCTGTGATATCAAATCCTTTTAAAGGGAAAGGTGAGTCAAGAGATTTTCTAACGATAATACTTACAGGATTTTGCCCTATATTAACTAAGCTAAATAGTTTTCTAGAATCTGGTTTTGATCCTGATGTATCCTCAGTTGCTAGTAAATAATCAGTATCAGGGAACCAAAATTTCTCCTTATTGTAGTAAGAAGATACTAATTTGTCCTGTTTTGTTAACGGATCTGAATATCCACCTGTTGCATTGTTACCATTTTGCTCTTCCGTATCAACAGAAAATGCACGATATCTAGAAACATCAGCGCCAGCAGCAAAATCAGGATCTCCGTTTACATCTACTGTGTTATTAAGTATTCTAAGATTTAATGCAAATACTGGTCCACTCCCTAAACATGTTAGTACAGATCTGTGGAAGAAAGATCCTTTTTTCTCTAATGTTTTATCAATTCCCCCAAAAACTGCTTGAAAAGTTGTGATGTCCGGGCAGTATACTGGAGTATTAAAAGGTCCAATATTAGAATAACCAACAACCAAACGAATCGTCTGCGGGTTGATTATAATATTTTCCGAAGCATCAAACTCCAAAGTGTAAACACCAGATGCTTTGAATTGTGATAAGTCAAGTTTAACTTGTTTGGCCATCTCTAATTTTTATTTTTTTTATATATCGAAGAAGTTCGCTTCTTTAGACTTCTTTTTCTATGTATATATCATTCTTTCTTTAAGAATCAAGGAGGCCATTCAAGAAAGTATAGTTTGACATCTCGTTATTTCTATTTTGTATCTCTTCTACCGAATCGTTTAGTCTTTCCTCTATAAGATTTCTAAATTTTTCAGGTATAATATCATATAG